CGGTCGCGTCGAAATCACGGGCGATCTACTCATCGACGCCTCGGACTTCACTGACGCCGCCAACGACACTGCTGCAGCCGCAGCCGGTGTAGTCGTCGGCCAGGTGTACCGCAACGGTAGTGATTTGAAAGTTCGAGTTAGCTAAGCCTTTCCAGGCAAATAAAATGGGGGCCACCTGGCCCCTTTTTTCATGGACGCCCCCACCCGCGAAAACTGGGCCAAAGTCAAGGCTGCCCTGGAACGTGCAAATAAAACGGACTGCTATTTTTACACCCGAGCTGTAGCTATCCTTAAGACAGGAAAAGACCCACTGGAACGTTGATTGAAGCCACCGTCTCAGCGGGAATTGCACTGGTGGCTGCATTGGCTGCAATTAACACCCGCACGCATAACCGAATTACAGAACTAGACAAGCGTGTGGACTGCGTCGAGTTATCAGTAGCCAAAAATTATGTAAGTCGAACCGAACATTTCCAAGCCATGGAACGCATCGAGGAACACATGGTACGAATCGAGGGAAAGCTCGATCTATTCATTCAAAACTATCCTAAGAGATAACTTGTAAGATAGAAGAGTAAACTTCATCAGCAAATGTCTGAGGACTTAGCAGTAGTCGAGGCGGTGCCCGACACAACACAGCCCGTGGCTGTAGATCCTGCGCTTCTCAACAAACCTGTCATGCCTGCGCAAACCCCATCCGGCAGTGCCGATGATGATGGTTTGAAGCTGAAATTGGGTCTTGCAAACAAGCACACCAAGGAAGCTGAACGCAAGGCAAAAGAAGCCGAGACCGAATTGAACAACCTCCGTCAGGAGCTTGATTCAATCCGCAACGCACAGCAAGCTGCGACCCAAAAGTCCCTAGAGGACCAGGGCCAGTTCCGCCAACTCTGGGACGACACCAAAAAAACGGTGGCTCTCCGTGATGCCGAGATCATCGAACTCAAAGCCAAACTTGCGTCAACCACGCAAGAGCGCGAGCAAGATCGACTCCGCGCCGCCTCCCTAAGCCAGATCAACACTGCTGGAGCGGTCAATTCACAACAGATGTACCTGCTGTTGCAAAACGCACTGCGTCAAAACGAGCAAGGCGAACCAGTGGTACTCAACGGGGGCGTTGAACAACCACTTGGTGACTACCTTGCGAATTTGAAGCAGTCGTCGGACTGGCAACATCACTTTGGCGCTTCAGGTGCCCAAGGGATGGGAGCAGCCCCAGCGGGAAGCGTTGCACCCGGTCGCGATAATCCTTATCGCAACGGCAATTTGACAGAGGCACTCCGCCTTGAAGTTGAAAACCCGGACCTCGCCAAAGCTTTAAAAACTGAAGCGAACCGAGCGAAGTCCTAATTCTTTTCTTTCTAGGAGCCAACTGTCGTGGCAGCACCCTTTCAGAATTACACAGGCGGAACATTCCTTCCAGACCTAGTTACGCGCCCCGAATTCCTCTCTTACATCAGCGAAGAGATCTTCGAGCGTTGTGCGTGGATCCAATCCGGCGTGATGGTGCGTAATAGCGCCCTCGATTGCCGCGCTGGCGGTGTACGCGTCCGCGTGCCATTCTTCCAGCCAATCTCCCCAACCGAGGAGAAGATCGAGTCAAACAGCACCTGGGGAACCAGTGGCGCTGGCTATCTGACACCGCAGAAAATCACTGCGGACGAGCAGATCATGACGATCATGCACAGGGGTTTCTCCTATGCAGTTGATGATCTTTCCTCCTTGGGATCAGGTTCAGACCCAATGGCTGCAATCCGCAGCTATCTGACCCGCGCCATCCTGAAGCTTCGCACTTCAACCCTGATCGCGCAGGTCGAGGGACTGTTCGACACCGCCTTGACCGACAACGTCGTCGCCAAGTGCTCCGGCTCAACCGTACCCGACGAGTCAAACTATCTGACCGCTCAGGTATTCGCTGAAGCCCGTGCTGTACTCGGCGAGCGTGGTGGCGACATCACAGCCGTAGCAATGCACAGCTCTGTGTATTACTACCTCGTCCAAGTCGGCGCACTGACCTTCTCCTCTTCCTCTTTGGTCGACGGTGGAGCGATCCAGTGGGGAGGCGGCGGCATCAACCTCCGCAACGACGACGTGGCCTACTTCATGGGCGCACGGGTGATTGTGGATGACATGCTGGAAGCTTCCAACGCTGGAACGACTGGTGAATATCCTTGCTTCCCCGTCTACTGCTTCGGCGGCGGCGTGGTGAACGAAGGTGTTCAGCAGGAGCTTCGCACAGAAGTCGACCGCAACATCCTGTCGAAGCAAGACGTGATGTCCCTTGACTACCACTACGGTATGCACGTCATGGGCACCACCTGGAGCAACGCAGGCGACAACCCCGACAACACTGCACTAGCAACTGGCGGCAACTGGGCTCTGGCCTACCAGACACCCAAGCTTGTCCCCATCGTGCAAATCCAAGTCAACACCCCAATTGCAGGCACCGCTTACCCTTAAGCGACCGGCTGCGATACTCTGCCCCCTCTCACGAGGGGGTTTTTTCATGCCAGTAATCTGGGTAGGCACATCCCGGAAGTCTCCGCAAGATGGTTAACCTGGCACGTCTCCATGCGTATCGAGCCGGAGAATTCTGGCTAGTTGACGTTCCAGTAAAAGAAGCTCGCTGGAAGCGATTAGAATTACTCCGCGAGGGTTGGATTGTAACCCACACAGAATTCGTGTAATGGCACCTGTTTTAACAGCAACGCTTGCAGGTCCAGACAGCAACAGCTACGTGTCTCTGACCGAAGCAAATGCAATAGCGGGCAACCTACCGTTTTATGCGGAGTGGGCAGCATCCACAACTGATGAACGCACCATCGGGTTGATCGTCTCCACCAGCTGGCTAGAGACCCTGGACTACATCGGCGACCGCTGCACTGGAACGCAAAACCTTAAGTGGCCCCGCGAAAAAGGAAGCTGCGATGGCATCGCCACAGTTTGTAGCCTAATCCCATACAAGATTCGCCAAACAGAAGTGATGTTGGCGATGGCCTACATTCGCAACCCCAACAGCTTCCCCGACACTGGCGGCGGCGGAAGTGTTGCCCCCACTGGAACGTACATAAAACGCCAAAAATTAGATGTGCTCGAGATTGAATACGACGAATTCAGCAACCCAGAATCCAGCAGCTGCGATACATGCGGCGACCCACTCATCACACAAAAGTTCCCGTGGCTAGCTGACCTGTTGGGCTGTTGGGCAGTTGGGATCGCAACAGGCGACAATAAGATGGTTCGACTGTTCCGCAACTAATGAGCAAAGTAGATACCACCTTTGACTTTGCGGCACCTTTAATTGCCGAATGGGGCCAGCCTGCCCAATTAATAACGAAAGGAAACCCCACCTACGACATCAACACAGGCGAAACAACCGAAAATGAGATTGTTTACAACGTCAACATCGTCATCACAAGCCTAGACATCACAGAAACAGGTGGCTTATACCAAGCCAACGACGTAAAGATCCTGATCGACCCAGTACAAATCAACTACATCTACCTAACCGAGGCCGACTACTTCCTCGTTCCCCGCGATGGAGCGCCCGATCAATACATGAAAGTGCTCGAACCCAAGACCTATCGTGGGGACAAGCCAGTCTTTTACAGCATCGTCGCGAGGCCGCAGTAATGGCATCCCGCAAATTCAAACTGCCAGGTGTCAGCGAATACTTAGAGGAAGTAACCCAAATAACCGCAAGGGAAGCCGCAACCCGCATTGTGGGCGAGCTGCAATTTCTCAGCCCTTGGTACTCAGGCGAGTTCGCAACCAACTGGGTGGTACGTGTTGGTGACACGCGCATCAACCCAACCGTACCCGCTAAGCCCAGCTACGAAAGAACGAGCCGCCAGGTTTTACCCGCCCCAGTAGTACCTTCTCTGCGTGGAACGGGCAGTAAGAAAAACGTTGGTTACACGATTGGCAACCTTACCGAGTATCGCAATGTGGCAATGGATTTAGTTCCAGGCCGTACGGAACAAGCTCGGGAGATCAGCGCCCCCCAGGATTGGTATCGAACATACATAGAGGGTGGTGCGCTTACTGATGCATTGCAAGCGGCTGTCTCTACTGCTGCGCAAAACCCTCGGATCAAAGGTTTCAAGAGATCCAATACATTCGGGCCTTTTCCTCTTC